GTACCTTTAGTTGGACTTGAAGATATTGTAAACGTTATAGAGTGTCCATCCGCATCTGTTGCATTGTACGAAATAGTACTAGGTTCGGTAGCGTTTAGTGTTGTTGCTAAAGAAGTAGGAGTACTATTGAATACTGGCAGTTGATTACTAGCTGCTGTAACATTAATTGTAACTTCACCAGTTGACATGTTTCCAGCAGTATCTACTACTTGATATGTAAACTTTTGTACTTTATTACCGTCATTATATGTCAACGTTGGAGCTCCATATGTAACATTTCCATTGCCATCAATTCCACTTAATGAAGCACCTGATATAGTAGGATCTAAATTACCTACTGTCCAAGTTAGTTCAGAATCGAGATCTCCATCTGTAACTAAATCATAAAGGCTTATAGTTGTAGTGATACCCTGATTAACTGTTACAGTATCGTCGTTGGCAATTGGGGCAGAATCACCATCAATAGTTACATCACATGTAATAGTACCAGAGTTATCGTAGCCAGCTGGCACGTTAATAACTACACTATACGTTGATGTGCCGGGTTGAATAATAGGAGGAGTAATACTATTAAATGTACCACCGTTGCTAATTGTTATAAGACCAGTATCTATAGTTGTACCAACTGAAAGTCCATTCAACTGACTTGCATCCACTGCGGCTAGTGCACATGTAAATGTAGGGGTAGTTGTGCCCGTTGCTGTATTTGAACATGATGTTATGTTAGTGCCAGCATTTTGGTATCCGACTGGGATTTGAATGGTTGCAGTATACGTTGCAGACCCTTCAACATAATCAGTAGGCGACACACTTACTAAAGTACCTGCATCAACGGTAGCATCAACTCCTATTTGAATTGTTTCACCTGTTTCACCATCATTAACTTGGAAGTTAGCATCTGTACATTCAAATGTGGGTAGAGGATTTGCTAATATTTCAACAGTTGCCTCATTTGGCGCAGGAACGGTTATATTACCGCCGCTACCGTCACTTATTGACATGTCACTGAATGTAAAAGCTAAAGTTTCATCAGCGTTTTCATTGTCAGTTGTTATTGTAAATTGTAAACTACCCTCAAGTTGTACTGAGCCGGCAACAGGACTGTTTAGTGTAATATTTCCAGCCCCAGAAGTTAAACTAGTATCTGCGAGTACTGCATCTCCAGAACCGCCTGAACCGCCTAGTAACCATGATAAATCTTGACCACCTAGTGCTTCATTTGTAATTACATTTACACGTAAAGTCACCGCGTCACCTTCTGATACCTCAGTAACAGGGGCACCACCGACTTCGAACGTTAAATTCCAAACAGGTGACGTACATAAAGCATAAGAGCTGTTGGTTTCACCATTTGGTTTAATTTCAATCGTCGCGTGTAATTCAGCGCCATTATATTTTTGAATACTAAAAACCTCTTCGGTATTAGTCGATGAAAAGGTCCATTGGTTTGCTAGACCGTCGTCCGTATATAATTGTACTGGTGAATCGGCCTCTAAATCGAGATTATTTGCGTGCCATAGTTCTAAAGGTGTACCACTTCTGTCATAATCACATGCGTTAGCACCTGTTAAGTGACCCGATGTAGTATCAAATATGATTAATTTTATTGCCATTCTACTGCGCTAATTGTTTTATTAATAGAGTACTAACTACTTTCTCTATTATATATCTAACACAATACGAGTAGCTTTTTCATATTACCTTACAGAATACCCTTTAAAGTCAAACATTCTTCTATCAACTGCTGGAGAAGTGAAACTAGGTACGTTTCTAACTAATTGTGCAGCTCTAATAGAATTTAAGTTTTTACCTTTTGCACTGTATTTAGCAAACACCTCTAAGTCAAATGTAAATTGATTTTCATACTTATCAAATATATCAAATCCTATCTTTTTAGTGTAAGTTAAGTTAGGGAAAGTTAATTTAGCCTGACCTCCAATTCTACCTCTGTCAGATTCTGCATCATTTCCAAAGTAATCTGTCATTCTATATTGGAATACGATGTCAACTGAAAGAGCATTAGAATTATCTAATCCTGATTTATCTCTACCCTTAATAGATCTTCTAGATTGCTTAGTTTCTCCATCAACTGAAAGAGTTGATAAATTAATTGGAGACATAAATAAGAATGATCCACATGATCTACCTCCTAATAAGAATTGATCATTAGAATCAAACGACATTTTAAATGATCTGTTAAGAGGAATGATTTGCGAAGAATTATTTTCAGTATCTTGATATGCAAGTTGTTGCTTAGACTTGATATTGTTAACGTTAATAAAGCTAGCACCAAAAGATCCGACAGATCTAAATGATTTACCAGAAACAAAGGTTGCTGTTATTGGCATTGTGTGTGTTGCTTGATTAACTAATGCTTGTAAGCTTGTTTTTTGTTCAGCTTCTGAATATGCACCTTCAGTCCAGTTAGCATATAGATTTTCTAAATCTGGGTGGTCCTTGTGCATATAAAGACCCGTGTTGTATGCTGCTGCACCTATACTACCAACAGAACAAACATCGACCATACTTTGGCTAAAGTCTGCAGTTAGGCTAGTCGCGTTATTGGCAACACCAAACGTTCCAGTCCAAATAAAATCATTAGTTTCTCCATCACCAGTTGGTGTAATTAAATCAATACTACCTGCGTCTGCCATAAAATTAGCATAACTTAGAGTGTACTCGTAGTTAGTTAAACTTGCAGATGCTCCGTCAATTAGAGACTCAGTAACATATAATGGGTTTTGATTACCAATATCCATATATCTAGAGTAAATAAATTGACCTCTTCTTTGTGCCGATTGATAAGGAGCTTCTAATAATAAATCATAAGATCCAATTTGTGTTGCAGAAATATTTTGATATTGGATCGGCGCTAAATCATATTTACCCTGAGTCGTGTAATATGTATCGTCTTGTACTTTAGTGTCAATACCAGTACCACCTTGATCGTTTAATGCAGGACCAAATCCATTATTATGAATACTAGAACCACTAGAAGAAGATTTGTGAGCAGGTTCGTTTCTATCACCAGTCAATCTAGCTACTAATTCTAATTGTGTAGCTTTTGTGTTTTCTAATAGCAGTTTAAATGTCTTAGTAACAATGTGACCCTTTTTAATAGAAAGTTCAGCAACCTCATCAACATAATAACCAGCAAATATTTGGTTTACTGTGTTGTTTTGCATAACAGAAACTGTACCATCCTCTGATCTTAGTGTTACTACTAATTCTCCAACCTCAGCTTCGATACCTTCTTTAAGTGCAGCTATTTGGGCTTCTAATGCAATTAGTTTATCAAATACCGAAATAGGTTTTTGTTCATCTGATAAGAAACCAGATGCAATTGAAGATGCATTATGTGCATAGAATTTTTCGTTAGACACAAAGCTTTCGTCTACGTGTGTAAATACACCCTTAGAAGTTAACTCATCTGATATTTTAACAGATGCAACCTCAGCTAAGTTTTTCTCAACTAGTGCATCTAAATCAGTAGTGTCTATTTCAGCTTCTGGGAAATCAATAGTTATTGACTCTGACCAATCAGAATATATTGGGTTTGCAGGGTAACCTGCTTCAGAGATAGATCTTACTCTAATTTCTACTAATTCATTTTGGTTAATAGCAATATCAAGTTGGTTAAAATTGATTTCTTGTGCATCTTCTACTAAAGATTCTTTCCACTCAAACCTTCTTGCTAATTTTGGATTTCCAACATTTTCAACTTTACCTCTTGATCTAACCTTAGTTTTAATTTCATTCCAATTTGAGAATACCGCAGTTTTCTCTCTAGTACCATCTGTAAATGGCAATTGTGAAACTTCACTTGATTTACCATTAGTTGATAAGTATCTATATTGTACAGCGAACTGAATAACCTTTTGATCAACAGTGTCTGCAACTTTCTTAGGAGCTGGCACTGCCCAAAATCCTCTAACTCTAAATTTAGGCGTAATGTTAGTTGCGTTAGTACTTGAAGCCAACGATTGAATTTGATTGACCAAACTATTGTAAAGTTTAGTTTCACTAGCTCTTTCGTCTATTAATGAGTTAAGCTCACTTTTATCTTTATCTCTCTGTACTTCAGATTCATATTTCTTAGTAGAAATTTCAGTTCTTTTCTTAGAAATAGTATCATCTAGCTTCTTAATTGTTTCTTCAACAGTAGTTTTATCTGCAGAGAACTTCTTAATCTTATCAGATGCGTCATTCTTAGTCAGGTGTCTGTTAATTTGAACAACCTTAAAGTTACTGTTGTTCAGGATTGGCGCGTCTGGTGTTACTCCCACAGTTGCTGGTGGAATTGCGTCATCCTTAAGTGCCTTAATATATTGACCAAAGTCGGCTACATTTTCTTTGTAATAATCATCTAATCTAATAAACGTGCCATCTTCTTGTAAAAGTGTTAATTCATTAGTATATAGACCCACACCAGGTGACCATTTTTCAGCCAACATATTAGATTCTGGGTCAATAGCTTTAATAAACACTAATATTCTTTCATTAAATCCGCAATTAACTTGAACAGATAATTCAGAATTTGTATATTTGTATATTGATAAAACGTCAGCACCTATTTTAAGAGCTTCGTATCCCTCTACTAATTCTAGTTCTAACTGTCTTGTAGAGCCATCTATTTTTGTAACTTTATATCTAGTGTTTTTATTACCACTATTTAGCATTAATTCATCACCAGTTTTAAGCAGTTCAGTATCGTCTAAATCTTTCAAGTTATCAGAATATGTTAACTTGTCTACTGTGATTAATTTTACAGATTTTTTCTTAGTTACACCACCTACGACAACTTCTTTCTTCATAGTGTCAATTGACGTAATATCGAATTTACCGCCATATTGACTATTTCTAAATGGTAAATCTCTGACTTCTTCGTCAAGAGTGTATGATAAGTTGTTGTTAACAATGTCTCTAATAACTGTAAAATAATCTAAACCTTCAGTATTCTTAAAGTTGCTTTTAAAGTACTCAACTGTAACATCACTTGTTGCATCAAAAATAATTCTTTTAATTAAAACTCTTTCTGTGTCATTAGGTATTTGTCCAGTTACATCTAACTTTGTAGTCAATAATGGGTTTAAAAAGTCTTCAAAGAAATAATTGCTTTTTGTAGAAAATCTTTCTGGTCTTACTAGACTATTAATATCATTTGCAGGTGTCTTTAAGGTAGATGTGAGAATATTTTGGTAACTTCCATCTGATAGTTTAATCTTAGTGTTTCCTTTGCCTAATCCCGAAAGTGCCTTTAAATTTGTATCTAACCTTTCTAACTCACGTTTCATATAACCAAACGCAGGGACATATACTGTCTTAGTAGTTCCTTCGGCTGTTAAAATTTCTAATGGAACATCTTTAGTTTCAGTAGTTATAGCCTCATTAATTCTTTCATATATCTTTAAAGAATTAGCATTGATTTCAAGAAGCTTCTTGAGCGTGTTAGAAAGTGAGTTGTTAGTATTCATATTATCTTAAAATATCTGCTTCAAAGAGATAAGTTGTAGGATCTACACATGTTACCTCTATATATGGTTTATTTGTTAAAAGTTGACTAACGTCTATTTCAGCAACTAACTTATTAAAACTATTCATCTTATCAGAATATATCTTAATGTTATTACCCTGCATATCAATCGTATCAAATGCTATTTTAAAAGTTTGACCGATTTTCCACGAAGTAGAAGTGTCGTCAATGTATATATTCAGATCACTATTAGGATCCGATGATAATAAATTAGTTAAGCTTAATCTATTGGTGTACTCTTCTAATTTGGCCCAAATTGCATATTTATCTGCACCTTGACCATTTACGTTTGCATCAAACTGTTGAGTGTTGCTAAGTTTAACAGCCAATGAGCTAGCTGCCATATTGTATAACCAAGCCTCATTTAAAGAATAACCGTATACTGTATTATTAATTTTAATCTTATTAGAAATTGTCTTATCGACTTGTGTTCCCATACCGTTGAAAATAACATCTGTGTTATATTGTAGTTCAACTGGAACTGTTCCGTCTACTAATCTATTGATTTTATCATGTGCCTTAGTAATTAGATCTAGTAAAGATCTTGAATCTTGTAATTGAATTGAAGCATCTTCGAAAGAAGACTCAATAGTTGTTAACCTTTCTTTAAGTTCTTCGCTATCACTAGAATTGAGAACTAATCCTTCAATTTCTTCTAATCTATTTACAATGCTAGAATATCGCGTATTGGCTTCTAAAAGTAATTGCGTTGCGTTTTCAAGGGCAGTTGTTGTATCCATGAATAAATCCATAGAAAATGTAGTAAAGTCATTGATAGACGTTTCAACACCCACATTATCTAAAGAAGAATTAAACTTTAGATTTAATTTTAATGAATAAGCATTTCCGTTAAGACCAGTTACTTCATTAGGCTTATACTTTATTTGCTCGTGTATTTTTGTACCTGGACCAAATGCATCTTGAATATCATCTAAGATCAAGATACCATATAAGTTTGTTGATCTATTTGCAGGTACAGATTCACTATAAAGATCATAATAAACCAATACTGCATTAAATCTAAAATCTTGACCCTTCTTAGAAAAATCTAAAATAGATTGTGTCTTTGGATCATTTTGAATAGCAGCATAACTACCAGCATTAAATTCTATTTGTACAGAATTTGTTGCGTTAGTTTGAATATCATAATATGGTCCACTTTCTGCATTGTATTCATCTACTACAGCGTCTATATTAATATTTGGATCCGGGTGTTGTTGACCAGCTCTTCCTTGAATATAATCTTCTGCATATAATTTGGTTGCAGTTGTGTTGTAATTTGTTGGTCTAAATAAAACTAATGGCGTGTAACCCACAGAAGTAGGTACGTTAATATAGACCTCATGATATGTATTGTCAGAGTAAGTTACGTCATTTTCAGCATCTATTGTACCTAAATACTTTACTAATCTCTCATAATTGGCTCCACCTAAAATAGCATTGTCGTTTTCAGCATATAATCCATTTGTGCTTTCATTAGAATCTGTAGGTCTAAAATCTACTGCTCCTAATTTTGACATCCACTTAAAAAAGATTTTTTCAGCATCTGACTGAAGAATGATTGGATCATAATCATCATCTTTTAAAAGAATCTCTTCTAGATTAAGTGCATAATTTTGGAATGTTTGTGCGAAGTCGACATTTGGCATCGACGCAACATATGATTGACCTGACGCTTGTTTTAAACCAAGCTCATAATCAATAACATTAGAACCATTTACTGATTGTGTAAAATCTGGTAAATCTAGTAAAGCATATTTACTAAATTCAAATTTTAGATCAGGATTATTAAAGGCCCTAGTTATGTCTCTCGCTGCCGATGCGAATGCATACATTGTACCGCCTTGCGGCTGAGGTATTCTAACTAAAGGAGTCGCCATTTATTTTTTATTAATTTTGTTTATTAACTGATTGTCGCCGCGTGAGAACTAACTACGTACCACGTATTGCCAAAACATCTTAAAGTTACTGTTGAGTTAAGTCCATCAAGTGCGATTGAAGTTGCTCCTAAAGAAACACCCGCTGCTGTTAATAAATTAGCTGCGGCTGTTGCAATGATCATAAACTCTTGACCGTCATCTGCAACTGGTAAAGTAAAATCAGCATCAATGAAGTATGTTGATTTTTCAATAGTTGTTGGAGCAGAGATTGTCGTAGCAGTTGCAGCCGAACCAACAACACCGCTTTTAACTACTTTACCAGCAGCCGTGATCGCGTTATTGAAAGTGAAGTCTGTTCCTACTGTTCCACCATTTGAATTAACTTGAAATAAAGTTAAATTGTTTTGCAAAACTGTAATAGCTGAAGTAGTAATATTACTAACTCCGCTTAAAACCGATGTTGTCGGATTTAAAAGAGCAGTAACACTTGCTAGCTCATCATTTAATAACTCAAAGTTATTATTGATAGTTGGTCTCGATGATGACACCGAGTCAGTTCCTAAGATTTCTGTAATGTTTGCCATTTTATTTGTTTATTTTACTTTTAGCATATTTCGTTTTACAACGTTTTTGTTACCATATGTGTCTTCTGCTTCAAGCTCTATTGAGTAGTACCCAGGTTGCTTGAATATGTACGTCAGCCACATATTATTATAGTATATATCCGTTATTTCTGGATTACTTATATTCTTAATAGTCCACTTAGCATTCTTTGCTCCAGGGAACTTAGAAATATCTGTAGATATAGTCACGTGTGTAGATCTTTCAACCTCAGCATAATCCTTAAATACTTTAGTATCGTCAAATGTTGGGTTATAGTGTACACAGTGATTAAAGCCACTAACATTAGATGTGCTGTTTATATCTGATTTAATATTTACATCTGAAAAATCATAAGAATATGAATATTCTTCACCAGTTGCTATAATAAATCTAAAAATATCACTAACTAAAGGATCTACACCATCTACATCTTCCATTACTGGATTATAATTAAACTTATTTATAATTGGATCAGTGCTTTCATTTAATTCTTGAGCTATAGCGTTCCATGCGAATAAATCTAGAGTACTTGTTGGTGTAGGTGATGTTATTACATGAGATCCTACTATGATTTCTTTAGTTTTAGGATCTACGTGTGTAATAGTTAATTCATCCCCTTGTTTTATGTCGTTTATTTTAAAACTTGAAGCCAAATCAGTACCTACTCTCATGGCATCCCACCACAAGTGTTTGCTATCTCTATATCTAAATGAACATTCGTCCCATTGATATGGCCCTGCATTTTCACTAAAGCCTATTTCTGAATATACATCTACAAATCTTTGAACTGTTGAGAATCTAACCCCTTGATCATCTTCTCTGTGTACATAATTTGCTCTATCTAATGTTAAATAAAGAGTAGCGATGTCTTCGTCTATTGTTGTAGTATTGTCTTGTGGAAAATCCCAATAACCACCTGATTTAGACCAATCTAGTTTTTTAGAATTCCAATCAGTTTGTTCTTTCCACTTGTATATGCCATATAGCTCTAAATCCTTTAATCTAATTTCAACTAAATCATCAATTCTAAAATGTGATCTGTGTCCAAATAAATCATAAGTTCTCATTTCTACAGAATAATCACCGACAAATGGTAATGTCATAGGAAAAACTAAAAAATCATCAATTGGTCCTCTAAAAGATTGATCATAACCTTTTTCTTTATTAGTTATAATCCATTCAACTTCATATACCCATCTTTTCCACCAATTATCCCAAGTAACTTTTAGGTTTTCGTTAGCATCTACTGCATCGTCCCAAACAAATTCAGCTTCATCCCAAATATCATCGAAAGTACCTGTACCGTCTAGTGTTATTGGAGCACCGATTGGAATATTTTGGTTATAAGAGTGTAATTCAGTATCGTAATAAGTTTCATAGAATTCATCATAAATGTTCTTTAACTCCGTTCTTTGTGAAGGTGTTAAATCTCCTTCTGTGCCATACTCAAGATTTAAAAATAAATTATAATTAGAAGAATCGTCGTTTTGATCTAATGATGTTTTTAAAACCATAGATGTATCTTCTATAAAAATAGGTCTATTTTTTGGATAGACATCAAATTTTATATTATGACCTTCTGTAAAAAATCCTACACCGTTTTGTATATTCCATACATTTAAATTCTTCTGTGCAAAATAATCACCTTCACCAGTAATGTCTATTATTTTGGCATTTAGTGGTAAAAAGTCTTTTTGTAACCTATTCTTTAATCCGTATAATTTAATTAATACTTCTTCAGGTGTAAAATCAAATACCTCTTCTACATTTGGAATATCCCATTGATCAAAGGTGCCATTTGTTTCGTTGATTCTATAAACCAAACTAAATCTGCTGGTTTTCTTCATCGTACTACTTGGCACACTAAACTTTAATCTTTTGCGGATCATCTCGCCTCTTTTAGAAGCGTTTGGTACCGGCACAGCGTACATTTTACCGAAGCTCTCTGTTGACTTATCAACATTAAGCCAATATTCCTTTAGTGTGATTCTATCATAGCCAAAGAAATCTATAGCATTTAATATAGCTTTATACGTTCCTACAAATGGCTTAATGTTATGTAATTCTAAGAGTAACTCTTTTCGCTTACTATTAAGAAGTTTAAAATCTGGAGACATTTCACTAATGTCATGTGTCTTAAACAACATAAAGTCACCAATGTCTAGTGTTGCACCGAAGTTTGACAATAAAGTACTAAGTCTTTCGTCTTCTTCAACAACCTCACCGTATATCACTATCTCAGCAATTAATAATTCTGCGTTGTTAATAGATTGATAAACACAAAGAGTTCTTCTGTGTGGCCCTGCTGTGTTTGAACTAAGTGCAACGTTTACTTGTATTGCAACTTGATTTGGAGTTGAAATTTCTTTTACAAAATTATAGTCTATATTATCTATATAAGAATATGGCTCTAGGTCAAATTCTAAAGATTGCTTTTCATCAACGATAATTTTACCATCTTCTAGCTTAGTGCCATACATGATTATATCTTTAGATGTAACAATAGTATCTTTTTTCCACTTAAAAACAAATTTAACATCTGCATCTAATTCGGCAACTGGAGTGTTAGCAACTAAATCACCTAAATGTTTACACTCTTCTAATATAAAAAGATTGACAGTTTCATATAACTGTACAGAAACTTCATCTAAAAATAGATTACCTTTCCAAACACCAGCTGCATCTTGAACTAAATTCAAGTCATTATCTAAGCCATTAAAAAATCTTAAATTACTATACATTATCTAATATACTTATCGTCTTTTTTAATTGTGAAATTTTTGTAAGCTTTAACTCTTCTGACACCTGAAATGATGTTAAAAAAACTATCATCTAAGAATTTCATAAAATCTCTTAAAATATTATTTCTAACAATATGTTTAGACACCATCTTATTTAAGAATCTCTCATCCATATACTGATTTCCCACATTTAACCTTTGATCTTGTCTTTCTTTAGCAACATCATATGTGCGAAACTTGTTGTATTTTAATAAGTCTTTAAATAGATTCATTGTAGTCAGTTTATTTTAATGCCTTTCTATTACCAGCTTGTAATCTAGTATAAATAGTTCTAGGCACAGGATCACCTTCGAAGTTAATACTTAGTGCAGCTTCAGCGTTAATTAAAACGTCATCAACTATTTCATCACCATCTCTATCTTGCCATCCACCTCTGAATACCGCAACCTCTTCTTTCTCCATAATTATATCTCCCCATCTATCTAATCCTACAACTTCTTCTGGAATTACAGTATTTTCATCTACTTCAACAGTGTTAACTTCTTCAATTCTTTTAAAGAAAACATATTTTTGTTTTCCATTTCCAACATTTTCTAAAGTAACTGGCTCTTGTGGAACCACTTGAACGGTTTTAGACTCAAAATAACCAAGTCTTCTGGCAGTTTCTTCAGTTTCAGAAATAAATCTAACGTTAACTGCATCAATACCCTCAATTTCTTCTAGTATGTAAACTATATCAGATTTAGGTAACTTATCTCTTCTTGTAACGTTTAATAAATACTCATCGATTTTACTTCTGATTGCATTAGATATTTCATCTTTAGTAAATCCTTCAAAAAATCTAACATTTACATCCATGCTATATTTTCTAATCTTAGGTTTTACAAACACGACTTCTGTTGTAACCATCTGCTGACCACTGTCCTGTAAAACCTTTCTCATTTTTTCATATTCTTGATCATCGAAAAACATTTCTTCCTGTGGAACAGAAAAATAATCTTGATTTTTAGCTAGTTTCTTTCTAACATCTGGAATAGCAAAAATATAAATTACATTATCGTCATCTAAATATTGATCTTCGGTTGTATTATAAGCATCCAAATATGAGAATATGCCATATCTTGATAAGAAATATTCGTAATTATCTGGTGTTGCTAACACAAAAGACTTACTAGCAAGCGGAGTCATTATCTTAGTAAACTGAGTAGACTCTCTATCTGTTCCCATTTTAGGCGATGATGTAACAGTAATATCTAAGAAATTATTTAGATCGTGTTGTTCTCCAACAGAATCTTCACCTTGAGCCATCCATTTTAAAGTTAAGTCATTAGAATCGTCTATATTACCTTTTTTACCATCATGAACAACATACTCTACTTCTATCTTAGATCCAACTGGAGGTCTCATACCGAATGCGGTATTTCCAAAATAAACGTCTAGTCCACCAGAAATTCCAGTCTTTACTAAGTACGCTTTTTCGTCTCTGTGTAAATCATATAAAGATTCTTGTTTAGTCCAAACTTCTCCATTAACACTAACAGTTATTTTGCTATGATCTGAAAGTCCAGCAGTTTGTACGTTAATAGATTGCAATGGTTCACCATCACCTGTGAATGATTGTGTTTGAAATTTACCTTGAATAATAGCAGTACTAATTTTAGTGCTATTACTTTTTTCTAATCTAAATCTGTCCTTATCGGTTAATAGTGTATATGTTAAACCATTCAGATCAAATTTTAATTCTGCTCTACTATCGATAGTTATTCCAGAGCCAGATATTTTATCAAAATCTACACCTGGTTTCCATCTAAATTCTATTTCTCCAGTAGCGGCAAATCCTCTAGTAGCATCATGCCCTGTCAATCTACTCATACCATAAATAGATTCAACGTGTTGTGCAGTGTATATGTTCTGCTCTACTATCGCATCCTCAAGATAGAATAATATCAGTTCTTGAATTTCAGACATAACTGAAAGTATCTGTGCAAATGGAGATGCCTCTGTAAATAAAGTACCTGCACGACCATAGATTCTAGAAATATAAACTCTAGCATCGTCTTTAATTTGCGTCGCAGTTGTTCTTAATGTACTTAAAAATTTTAATTCAGCCATTGTTATCTAATATTTAATTGTACAAGATATTTACTATCTATTGTTATATCAATATATGCAATATCTCTAACGCTACCTTTAAAGAATTGTACTTTAGTAGCAACATTATATTTTTGAGCTAAAGGACAGTAATATTTTATTTGTGTATCTAATACGTCCTTTAATTGGCCTTCGTTATATCCTAATGAATATATGTAATTTTCTAAATCACAGCCAAACCCTGGTGACCCTAACACATCAGCCTTTCCAGTAAATAAAATAGTTTCAACTTGTTGTACTAGTTGTTCTATCTCACCATTGGTTTGAACCTGTGTGCGATTATAATTTGGGTCTCCTAAAGTCTTTATATAAAAATCCATTTATATATGTATCTCAATTTTTTAACTATGGAACATGAAGTCTACGCCTTCATCTCCTTTGATTTCTTCTTCTATTGCTTCTAATTCACTATCACCCATGTCCTTGATTGCACTATAATCAAATTCAACATTACCAGGTAATGCAAATTTAAAGATACCTAATTTAGCACCCAGCGACTGTTTAATTTTAGCACTAACATATCTAAAAAATATTTCATCGTCAAATAGGGCACAGTCTGGGATAGTCTCAAACAATTCCAATATAACGTCTCCCTTAGGTGTATCACCCATGATCTTTAATTCTCCAGTCAATCTCTGATATTGATATGAAATTGGATTTTCTAGAATCTGTCTAGACATATCGGCTAAAGATGCGTTTAGTACATAGTATTGTAATTCTTCTGCAGCTTCAGCTGGACCAGAACCATTGTACATGTTTCTAAACAACATTCTTTCTAATGCAAAATCAGCTCCTGGTTGGAATCTAAGGTCCATACCCGATCCAACTGAGTTCCATCCAGAACTTAAATCATATACACCATATACTGAAAAGACTCCACCTCCACCGGCTCCTGGTGTACCAGAAGGGGCAGGAGCAGGCAAATTAAGCGCTCTGTTTTCTTTAAAGTATTCTGAGTTAAATACTTCAAATGGAATGTGATAATAGTTTTCTCTTACAGAATCCTCATATTTCTTATACATCCATTTTTTAGCCCTGTTAATTATGTTAATAACTTCTTTTTGCGGTAAGTTTACAGGCAACATACATGCACCTGTAATTTCATCTGCAATTTCTGTTAAAAAATCGTTTAGACAATTATTACCAAAATCTCTAGGTGTTGTTAAATCATTATTGCTTCCGCTTTTAATTAAACTCATCTTTTATTTTATTTTTTTACTAACTACCACCTCAGTAGTATCGCCAACTCTAGCGTCTTTTCCTAAAAAGCCTTCTCTGTATATACCACCGATTAGCCTTCCTTTAAATACACCGTCTCTTCCGAACACAAAACAATTTGTCGCAGTAGAACTACCGTGCACATAACATGACTCGATTTTACTATCTTTTACTTCAGTGCTTTGATAAAGATTACACCTCGTAAGCATTGATCCCTCAATATTACAATTGTAAAATTCAGAATTCTCAATATTACCTCTTAATTCACAATCAATAAACTCGTAGCCATCTAAAATGTATATGGTTTTAAATACACCATCCTTTATTTGAATTGTTCCATAATCAGAATCGTAATTTATAAGTCCTTTTTCCATAGATCCGTTAGAAATTAAATCTATTACTTTATCCTTTATTTTAGGCCATTGAACTTTAATCATTTGTTCGTTGTCTTGTAAATCTACTAGCACGTGAATTTTTGGAAAATATTCGTTTAGTTTCTTATAATCTTTTAGAGACTCAATAAGTGGTTTATTTTTATTTAGAATTCTTTTTAATTCGACTCTATTTTGTAAAGAAAATCTACTATCATTACATGATTTCCACATCTGCATAATAAACCTTTCACATAGATATAGAATTTGCTCCTTTTGTTTTTGGTAATCTTTACCACCAATATATCTAAATTCTAAATAATTCTTTTGTGCCTTTTCAAAGTTAATGCCATAATATTTAGAATTAGCAAATTTAAAATTCATTGGGGAAATGTGATCATCATCATACCAGTATGCATCTCTAGCTGGCATCACCCACTTTATACTTTTTGCATATGTAGAACCTTCTCGAGAAGGGAAGAAATTATAAACCTGTGCCTCATCAAACTCTAAAATAAATTTAAGTACATTCATTTTAGATACCATCAAAGCATCTTCTAAATACTCCTCTTTAAATGACATGTTTAAGTGAATACTTGCTCTGTCATTTGTGTAACCGTTTTGATCAATCCAATCCAACATCTTAACGATAATAATTCTAGCATTTCTGTATGGAATAGGTCCAGTAACTAATTCTATTAGTCCTTTTCCACCTGACATATCAGGTTCCATTTTAAATACTTTATCGTCCGGTACGAAATCAGAATGTGCCTTATCTTCTAATTGAATCTTTCTATTTAGAAGTTTAGACAAGGCATCTTGAGTCTCTTTAAGACTATGGTTAGAATAGAACTCGAACTCTACACCTATTTGTGCAGAGTTCAAGATCTGTTCCTTTGTAGATTTTAAATTAAGTTTTTGCATCTAGAGTATGATATTACCGTTTGATTATATATCACACTCTCGTTGAACTTATTGTGGTAGTTTAAGAAATACTTTCATAGAGTCTACATCTATTCTTGTAATTTGAACCGTGATCTCATCTCCAGGTTTAAATACAGACATAGTTTCTTCCCCTATTTCACTGATATGTAACAATCCTGTAACACCATCTTCGATGGTTATAAATAGCCCATAATCTTTTTTAGTTTTAACTTTAGCAGTTACATTAGATGGAATTTGGTATCTTGTAGTAATATCTGCCCAAGGATTTACCTCTACGTTAGCTTTTTGTGTCAATGTAATCTTCTTTTCACTTACAATGTCTTTAACTTTAAATGCAATCTCATCACCTGGTTTAATTTCTCTCTTTTTAAATTTAACCAATGTTTCTTCATCTAAATCATTATTGTGAATCATACCAGTTAGGCACTTATTAAACTCAACAAATACACCGTACTTAGCAGTACCAGTTACATGACCTGTTTTCTCATTATCAATAGTTTCTTTTAATTCTTCTATTGCTGTAGGAATCATAGCTTGTAAATACTTTCTATGCGAAACGACTAATGTGCCTCTGTCTGGTGAGAAACTAACAGGAACCACATACATTTCTGTTCCAATGATAGAACTAAAGTCATGTAATTTATTGATTCCAGCTAATGATCCAGGCATAAAGCAATCTATTCCTTGAACGTTAACTATGTAACCTCCGTTTTCTATCATATTTACAACTGTACCTACCCAAGCGGTGTCACCTTTTTCAACACCATCTCTAAGATCCATAAATGTTTTTTGCTTAACACCACCGCTGATGCTTCCAATAACATGTGATCCAGGTCTATACGTTGTAATTAAGACTGAAGTAGTTTCACCAGGTTTAAGTGCTTGCACATACTCGGGTTCTTTTTCAAACTTAATATAAACTGACTCTCTGTATCCTACATCTACTGTAATCCAATCTGAAGTCACAGCATATACTGTACCTTCATAAATTGCACCTTCTTGTAATTCAGGTAACATGTTAACGTTAGACTCGTATTGCTCCATTTTGTCATATAGCTCTTGAGCATAGACTTCTCTAGAGTACACTTTGTCTCCGTTTCTAGTTTTAATATGTGGATTTGGTTTTCTAAGTCTTGTTACACATGAAGCTTCATAGTCATCCCATTGAAATTCTCCTGCCTCATTGTACCACTGTTCGTTTCCGTCGGTTTCTTCGACTTTAGCCTTTTCGTCAACTACTGTTTCGGTTTCTGATTGTACCTTCTTTGCATCTAGAACGACCGTAGTTTCGCCGATTCTAGCCCTTTTTGTTTTGTTTGTCATTTATTTTTATATTAAGAGTGTAACATATTATATATCCTTCTATTTTTTAGAACACGACAGGTACAAAACCTACCATAGGCACTGGGCCAGCAGGTGTTGGAATACCTCCAAGATATAATAATTTAAATTCTAATAAGTGCATTGCATATGTCGCTGCCAAAGCAGTTGCGACAACTGTTGCAGGTGGTTTAGTTGGTGGAATCATAAATGATTTACCAGAATTCCAAGCTCTTCTTAGGTTATTAGCTAATCTAGTTTTTCCACCATAATAAATCGGTACATAAATACCAGTCAGTGGCGCTGTAATTAATGCAGGTGGCATTGGCGTACTTGGGGCAAATGGTTTTACAATACACAAATACCAGTAAGTTATGGTGACAGCTGCCATTTCTTCATATGGGTCACCACCTGGCCATGTAAAGTTTATATCTGCACCTTCTTCTTGCTCATCACATGCATCTGCTTCTTCTTTTGATTTTTCAGCTTGAAAATATTGAAATTTAAAAACAGTTCCACCATTTTTTGGATCTATTTCTAAAAACTGATCTAAAACTGCCTTAGCGTCAGTGGCATTCGGACTTATGTTAGATACTGCGTTTGGTATTTTTGCCCAATGTCTTTCATATTCTAATTCAACATATTCATTTTTCACATATTGATTATTTTTGTCCCACCATAGAATTTTATTACTATCGTTTAATACAATGTTGGGTGCCTCACCTTCTTCTAGATTTAAATTACCTAAATTACCTGTACTAGAATATTGATTTACAGATTTTATTGTACTACTATCATATGAAAAGAATGCTATTACACTATCAGTCAGTATCCTAGGTCTTTTGCTTTCATGTTGTGGTAAATCACGTTCTCTATTAAAAGAGACCTGACACTTATATTCGTCTAGTGGACAAAGCACATCTTCACTTAGGTCTGGTGATGGCATTGGAGTTTCTGCCTTTCTACCAAGTGATAGCCTTTTAAATAAATCATTTTCAGTATAAACGTATTCGCTTCTATTACCGCTTGCAGCCACCGTAACCTCATATGCTGGAAACGCAACATCTATTGCTTCTTTAAATACTCTAGAAACACCATCTACTATTTGTTTCCAATTATCATAGCCTGCATTTTTTATATCGTTTCTTACTTGAGTTTCTACGTTTACATACGGGAATCTTTGCTTCCATTGGCTACTAGCATAGTAGTAATTATTTGCGACAAAGTCTTCGTAATTTGCCTTACCTAAACTCGTGGCCCATCTAATATAATTAAATTGGCCGTTTAAACTACCTATTTTATCAAATTGCTGTAAAAGTCTATTTGCGAATAAATCAATAATATCACTTGCAGATTCTTTGCCATCTAAGCAATGAAATTGAAAAAACCTAAATTTATATAAGTCATATTTAGGATTATCTTTATTTTCATTTATAAACTTAGAAAATTTCTTATCTATTTTCTTTTGTTCTTCTATTGGATCTGGTGGTACAATTGGTTCAGGACAAAGGTCAGCATAATCTGGATGTGATTCTTTTCCCATTTCTGTGATATTACCATCTTCATCCTTTTGATCCATTAATGGAATATCACCTTCTTTTAATAATCTTTCAAATACTAAGCCATATCCATTCTTTAGAAATTCTTCAGCCGCACCGTTATTGGTATGCGTTGCTCCAACTGGTGTCATTGCAGCACCTTTTACTGCATCTAAATAGTCCTGCGCTATTGCAACACCAAAGTCATATCTACCACTTAAGGGATTTGTATTGCCTATATTAGTAAACTGAGAAGGATTAGTGGCTAAGTTTGCGTTTAGTGGATTTCCTGGCTTTACTGCATTTGCAAGTGCAGGTGTTGGTGGAAAAATATTTACTTGATCTGCTCCAACTTTAGGTGTCTCATATGATTGCGTTGCTAGCCCACCAGGTTTTGTAAACTGATGGCTTGAGATCGTATTGGCAGCAGCGCTTATAAATGATGGCCAGATTACGGGCATAATTACTTATTCTTTTGTTGATAGTTAATATGAGTACTTGATAATTTTGCTACTGTCGCCGGTGTTGGTGGCATTGGAGGTCCAGATGGCCCAACTCCAGTTGGGTGTATATGTGCATTATAGTCATCCAATAATGCTTGTAACCAATCTTGTAAAGATTGACCTCTCACTGCAGGTTCAGTTTCGTCTGCTCCACCTTCACCGGTATTAGAAACGAAAATATCACCACAATCTAAAAATACTTTATCATCTGTTGAAATTTTAATAAAACCATCTTCATCAATCTGAATCATAGGTCTTTCTTTGGCACCACTACCGCGTGTAATGATTAGCCCATCTTCAGGAGAATGATATATCCTTAAGTTTCTTTCCGCATCGTATACTAAACTGATTACATCATGTGGCGCGTCCGATGATTCTAAAACATCACCCTTAAGATCATCATTTTGGTCTATTTGAAACCAATATTCTGGGTGGTAAATATTTCCATTGTCAAATCTAACTGCAACTATATCGCCAACTCGAGGAACCGAATGAGCGCCGACTTGATCTCTATTCATAGGTGTTGCCCATGGAATAGCGTCTTCTGTTAATGTGTCAAATTTACCATAAACCTTTACCCTACATCTTCCTTGTAATAATGGATCCTCGTTGACAACTACCTCACCAAGCCAGTGAGTTTCTCTAATGTTGTCTTTGTAAAGCTCTTTATCATTCATGTACGTTATCGTTTAAGTTACCGTCTGGTGTTGAATCTACACCTGTATTTATTCCGCCATATACATTATCGCTACCAAGCTCGTCACTGTCGGCTGGTATGTCATCGTATACTTTCTTAGGAGAAATATTACCATCAGGTGAGGAGTCTTGTACAAAATTATCGGCTGGGTAAATATTACCTGGAGACATGTCTCCTGATTCATTATTACTATTGTTAGTAAATAGTTGTCCAGCTAAGTTAGCGATTGCATTTACACTTCCCGAAGAAATAGCGTCTTGTATACTTCCTAATCCGCCAGCTCCGTGTACATTACCTAATAATAAAGCTGCAGTTGCACTTTCAAGTGCTTGATCAGCCAAACTAGCCAAAGGACCACTTACACCCAATCTACTACCATATACGTTAGCTAATCCATTTGGATCTTGAGAAAACGCACCTTTAAAATTATCTATTTTACCCATTACACCATCTTTGATAGACTTTAATTTATCATTAGCTGCATCTTTGATAGCTTGCTTTGGATCAAATGGACCGAAATCATATGGGTTTGGATTTCCAACAACACCAAGACCTTCTTGTACTTCTGCTTCATTTGGATATTTTGATCCTGATTGAGTTACAGATTTCCACTTAATTGCAATTTTAGGTTTTCTTAACTCTGGGTTTTTACCTAAGTCTGCATACATTGTAGCTATTGAATCAATGTCAAATTCACAAAAATCAAATTGTAATTTGATAAAAGGTTTTGCGGTTAGATTCAAGGTCTCGTGAATAGGCTGAGGCTCTTTAGCATCTTTATGTACTGGAGAACTTCTTTTATACGAGGCATCTAAATCTTTAGCATGTGTATCTTGCTGAAATTGTCTAATCTCTGAAACATAGATGTGCATTCTAAAATATCTAATGTTATGTGGAATTATTTCAATCCATCTATTAAAATCATATACTGCACTCTTATATAGGTCCATTAAAGAAATGGCTGTTAAATCAACAGTTTCTTCTAGACATTCTATCTCTAGTTTAGGATCTTCTGCTCCCCAATATGGCTCTGCTAAATTCTTATATTGTTGAGAAAGCTCTAAGCCGCTTATAGTTTGCCAAAACCATGGAAGTTCTAAGTTAATTTTGAATAATAGCTTTTTAAATGCATTTAAATTAGCAGCTAATTTTTTACCATAATCACCACCTACTGTTTCTAATAAATATTTTTCAGCAGTACCGTTAAATAGGGGAGATTCTCTTGAAGACTTTTCAAATAGAATTAACCAACTTAAATAAGTTGGATCTTCATTAATAGTCCTAAGTTGAGTTCCCTTTTTAAACTCTTTGGCATGTTTATATAAATCTTGCTGCATATCTTATATATTCGATTTTGGTTGCATGTTTTGGGCATTAAGATTCTTCTGTAACCTCCACTGAAGAAGTTCCTGTAAATGTTTTGCCCTCTGCTTGTATTTGAATAGTAAGATCATATGTTTGAGGATCAAATTCTCCTGTTTGTGAGAGATCTAATACCCATGTTCCATTGTTCTTAACTGACATTCCGTAACTTGGTCCAATTAATGTATCATCTATATCTGCTTGCCAAGAATCAAACCCTGCAACTTCCTTATTTGCAGTCCACGTACCTTCAAATACAGCATATGTACTATTACCAAACGTAGCTTGAATATCTTGTTGAGATGTAGTTTTAGTAAATCCTATTTCTATTTCTAATTCCACATCAGGTGCTGGTTCAGGTGTTGGTTCTGGCGTTGGCTCTGGTGTTGGTTCTGGCGTTGGTTCTGATGTTGGCTCTGGTGGTGGAGGTGGACTATTATCTGCACCATTATCGGCGTTTTCGTCAAAGGTCGCTTCTTTTAAATCGGCAACTTTAGTCGGCCACTCTCTTCTAATTAAAGTAACCTCTTGAGATAATCCAGATTCTATGTCGTAGTTAATGTTAATATTTTCTATTATATAAAAACCTGTCAAAAATCTATCAACCACCTGCGAGTTAGATTCTTCTTCTCTTTCACCAGTGTCTGGCACAATAGCTTGCTCCGAAAAACCAGCTTCATCCTGTTTGGCTTGTGCTTCTTCTGCTGCCTTAATTTTTACACCATCATAATGATACATCAACAATGGTATTTTTTGGAACTTATACAATGCAGGGTTAAAACTACTTAAAGTAACTTTAA